CATTTTCATGTTTAAGTAATACTCTTCGTGAACCATGCTTATCATCAAATAATAATACATGACCTGATGATGTTTGTTTTACAGATGCATCTGAATAATCAGTATCAGTTTTATCAGTAGTTGACATTATATCTACAATGTCAATAGTCGGATCGCCAGGAACATTTAACTGGTGATTTTCTTTGGTTAAAGAAGACTTATACCAGTATTCTGCTCTCGGAAATTGACCTTGCGGATCACCGGCTTTTTCAGTATCTTGAGTTGATCTTGCATTAGCAACATTCTCTAATATTTTCCATGTATCAGCCATTAGTGTATATCCTGTTCTTCAAGTATTTGATTTTTAGAAGCTTTATCTTTTGTAATTATTTCATCTCGAGTTAAAAACTTTTTATCTTCATTAGGAAACGATGTATTAAGTCTATAAAACGGAGAAGCAAGTATTTTATCTCCAACTTCAAAACCTGGTCCTACATTGATAGCAGGCTTTACTTCTTTAATTTGTAAATCATTATTACCAAACGCATCTCCGCCTGGGAATATTGTATAAAATGCTTTCATAAATGAATCAAAGCTTTTCCATTGTGCTTGAGTAATCGAAGCAGCATCGAGTCTTACATTACCAGTAGAACCGTCTGGCCCTCTTGTACCATTAAATCCAGCTACAAATGCAACTCCAATACTGAGAGGTTTAAATTCATCTGCAACGTGTGATGTCTCTATATTGACAGGTGCACCAGTTTGAATTGATCCGTCTCTTCGTACTACAAAATGATATGGTATGGCTTCACCAGCCACTGAAAATTCTTGGTTGATTTCAGGTGCACCAACATATCCGTCATCAATGTAGTGCCCTGACCAATGCCAGACCACAGTTGTTATATCTCTTTCAGCTGATTTTAAAATACTTTCTATTTCTTCTTGAGAACCTAAAACCGCAAATTGGTTTTCTTTCGTAGTTTCTACAGAGTTTCGTATTCTATGTCTTGCTGTATTACTGTCATTAATAGTCGAAGCCACTGTTGTCTTTGCGTCTTTCAACGAAGAAATTTGAGTATCTATTTTAGTTTTTAGCTCTGTTAGTTGTGCTTCAAGTTCAGGTGCTTGTAATTCCATTTTACCTATAAACTCTTGCATATCAAATAATGAAGTAATTTTAGTACCTATTCCAAGTATACCAGCCTGATCAAAAATCTTTGTTGGTATAGTTGTTATAGCCGCTGATACATCAAGAGGATTAAGATTTCCGAATGCTGCGTTTAAAATATCTAAAGTTTTACCTGGAGTAAACTCATCACCAAACTTACTAATTGCAGTGCCTAACTCTCCACTAAAATTTTCAGATAAATCTTTTAAAAAGCTCCCGCTATTTAATCCGCTATTTAAAGTTACAAATTTTTCTTTAGCTTCAGTTAAAACGTTGCTCATCAAATCTTTGAATTCATCAGATTGCATAACTTTAACACCTTCAGTCATAGCATCTTGTAAATCTTCATCTAATACTTTTTTAACAGTATCTTCAAATTCAGTGTCTGTCGCTCCACTTACTTCTTTTATCATTTGTGATATATTAGTAGGAGCTCCGTCGCAAAAAAGTTTATGAGTCATAATATTTTCTGTAGCTGTTGTGACAGTAGTATCTGAAGTACCAATACTAACAGCTGCACTTCCAAAGATTTTATTGAGTTCAGTCAAATCACTAGATGATATTGCTGTTTTCATTTTGTCTTCTATACCAGGTAATTCTTTTAAAACAGTACACATTACAGGTTTGACCTTTGAAAATCCTTTTTCGATTTCATCAATCGGAAGTTGAACCATACTTTGAAATACACCTTCAAATATTTGACCATCACTATCTCCTAGCTTAGTGCTAAAAGCAGAATTAAACGTTGTAGTAATTTTTTCGAGTTTATCTTCTAACCCAGAAATATTCTGACTTCGTTTAGATCCTTGTAGTAATTCATTTATTTCTGCTATTTTTGGCATATTATGATTCCGGATAATATTGAGTAAATTCGTTATATACTTTTAAAGCTTCTTTGAGACGAAGTTCTTCAGCAGCTCTTGCATTCCAATAATTAGTTGGCTTACCAAACTTGCCGCTATTTACAAATTTGCTTATATCAGATTTTATTTGTGGTCTTTCATATTGTCGCATAAACATCATTGTAGCTTCTTCTGTATTTTCTGTTTCAAAGAATTGCCCTCTGAGAAACGCATATTGTTTTAATTCCCAATCAACAAATTTTAATTGCGTTATTAAATCATCAATGGCTCTATTTTGAGTAGATGCAAATAATTGAAGTTCTTTTTGTCGATCTATTCCCCATTGAGCAATACCATATGCAGTATATTCGATATCAGTTCCAGCATTTTCAGTGCCCTTGGCATCAGGATTCATTTCAATACCATCATCTCGAGCTTCTATTATAAAATTTCCTATCATTCCTGCAATATGATGAGGTCTATATTTGAAATTTAAACCTGGACTAGTACTAAAAAATTCCCAAGCTTTTGCACGATTATCTGCATTGTCTCCCGTAAGAGTTTGTGTTGGAAAAAAATCTGTAATAAATGATCTTGCTTGTGGTCTTATAGATGTTAATAGAGCTGCAGCTGAACCATCTCGATTACTTCTTTGTGTTGCATTCGGTTCTGATATATGAGGAATTGGTCCTATAATAATTGGTAATTGACATAAGTTACCATCAGCAAAAAATCCAACTACCCTTGCTCCAGGTTCAAGTCGAGGATTTTCTCCTATACCTGATGTTCCGCCACCTGTATTTGGAAGAATGCATTGCGCAAATGGCAAATCATTATTTGCAATCTCAGATCCATGTACTCCGTCTGCTCTTACTTTGACTCTATCTAATCCACTAGGATCTGTGCCTGTCTCTATAATAATTCCAAAAAACCATTTAAATACGTTACCATACATACTCATATTCTGTTTCCTAACTTCACACAGCTCATATCAACGTTATGTTGAGTATCATTAAAATGATGTCTTGATGTATATATTATAAAAACGCCTGATCGTTTTCTATCTTCTAAATCATCTGCAGAAACTTCGCCTTCTCCGCTTGGTGCCGAGTTGTTTGAAGGATATATAAAATCTAATTGTCTTCCGATACTTCCATTGTCTCCTAATAAAAAAAGTCTACCAGGAACTCGAATGCTCATCGCAGATTTAAATAGCATATTTCTTAATGCATTATTGCACGCAGTAAGTCTAAATGATGCTACATTCGTTTCTTGATGTATGTTATTAATATCAATATACGTATCATTTGCCACACATTTGTGAATATTTGTTGTATTATATTGATTCATCATTTTACCATTAAATTCATATTGCGAATGATGCACAGGAACTGTATCTTTTTTTATTAATTGAACTTTTGCCATATCTGCAAATAATTCATCTACGTCAAATTCATACTTTATAATTTGACCTGTTGTCATATCGGTAATAGAATGCTGACCAGCAGTAGAACCCGAAGTCATAAGTGCCAAAGAATTTTGTCTATGCAAAGAACTATAAGCCGATACATTAATAGTGTTTTCTACTGCACCCACTGAAGTCATTGATTGATTATATGACTGCGAAAATCTATACGGAGCATTAGAATTAATTGAAGGAGTTTTTAACATTTCTTCTAATGATTTTAATTGAAGTGTATTATAGTTTAAAGTAGAATATAAAAAATAAGGAAGACCTAGATCTGTTGACATTTTAGATCTGATTACTTCGCATGCTTCAAATGGCGTCATAAACGGTACAACAAATTTCATAGTTTCTTGATATGGTTCAATCCGAGGCATATCTTCTTTGGCCATGTCAATATCTAAATTATCTTTTAATATTTTTTTTATGATTTGATCTGGGGTACCAGTGTACGTTTTATTGATTTGCATCATTGCACTATTAAATGCATTTGACTCAATCATTTTAATTTCAAAGCCTTCTATATTTTCTGTGGATTTTGCAGAAGATACAATTTCTGAAACAGTAAATCGTTTTGTAATAATAACTCCGAAATTATGAGTAGATTCAAATGAGATTTCTAGCAATTCTGTACCATTAAAATCGATACGATCATAGATATTTTGATCATCTTTCATAGTAAAAGTACCAGTAAGATAAGGTAGTTCTATGTTTTCATATATTTCTATTTCATCTACATGTCTGCCGATTTCAATAGGTTCTTTAGATCTATGTGAGCGAATTAAAAAACTTACAATGTTATAATCACCGGCTGATTGTGGTTCTGGCATTCACTTAGCCTCTTAGTAAATTATTAAATTCAGATTTTATTTGAACTGCAACATCTGGTTTAAGACATTTTATTTCTCTTAACGAATCATTCTTTGCAAGGATTCTATCAAAATATGTTATAGGAGTTTTTCCTGATAGAGAAGGATAAGCAGCGTCGCCTCCTCCACTTGGTACTAAACCAATGTCAACATAATTTTTAGAAGCATCCTCATAATGATGCACTGAATTATATTGCTCTACAGATTTTTTGATAGTTATTTGATCAGAACCAATTTGTTCTCCGTTAACTACTGGAACAAGGCCTTCGTCGAGCTCAAAATTAACCGGAGATGCTATTACTATTTGACCAAGATCTAAATATCTTTTCTTAACTATACCTTCGGTAGTAGCAGATTTTGCAACATGACCTGGTAAAAATGATTTAGATATATCTCCAGTTGTTTCAACCACAAAATGAGGATAATCTTTTTTTGCTTTTGGTAATAAATCTTGTTGAGGTAACGGCCAGCCACTTTCTCTTATATCGTCATTCAAATAATAGAATGTCCAATAAAATTCTGTTGTACCATATAACTTAAATGAGAAGTTATCAGGTCTATCATAGTCTTGAATATAAACTGTAGTATAAAATGCTATATCATCTTTAATATCATCTATGATTTTTATATAAGCACTTATATCTTGAAATATTGCTGGAGTAGTTTCATTGCCAAAATTGTATCCAACAAGTGGAAAGTTTCTAAAAAATTCTGCCATTAGTAACCTGCCTCTATGTCTTGTTTTGCTATTGCTCGTGTTTCGGTAAATGCCATTGTTATATCAACTGCACTGAATCTACCATCAGAATGCATTCCGCCTGTTGCCGAGTTATAAGTTGCATTAAATGATTGCATATAGACAGGTAAGAATCTTATACCTTGTATATCTTTTCTATTATATTTTACTTTAATCATAAATCGATTTGGAAATTTATATCCAACATTTATACCAGCTGTTCTTAAAGAAACCGGATAAAGTTCTGATCTAAATGTTTTTATTATTTCTTCTATGGCTATTGCTTCGTTCTGACTTGTTGGTATTAATTGAAATGTGAATGAAAAGTTACGAATCGGAACATCTTTAAATATCGCACGTGTGTTTGGATTTGTAGTTAACCTTGTGGCGCTTCTTACTGCACCTCCAGCTGCTTCACCTATGACTGGAGTCATAGCTGCTAATTTTCCTGATAAAATACCAGCAGCGTCTTTGCTCATTCCACCGTCTCTACCCAACAAAGTATTTCCAAGGCCTGCGGCTTCACCCGCAATAGCTCCAACTGCAGATCCAACAATGGGAGCTCCACCTGCCAAACCAGCTTCAATTGCTCCACCTATAAGACCAAGTTGAAATTGATTGTCATATGATACTGCATCTTGAATTTGTATTGCTCTTGGCAAATATAATGATATTCTTTTATTTGTATTTAATTTTACAGATCTTTCACTAAAAGCTGGTGCAGGTTCAACTTTGCCATAAAAGCCTTCACGTGCCTTAGCTGTGCCTAATTCTATAGCTTTATTAATTCTCGCCTCTTTTTTTTGCTCTGCAGTTTTGAAACGTTTATCTGAATTTGCTGGATCTTGATCATCTGCTTCTCCAATGCCTAAAAGATCTTTGCCCATATCAGCTGCAAGCTTCCCATATGTTACAACAAGTGCACCCAAATCTTTAAATGTAGGAGCGACATCAAGCATGTTAATTTCTTTTTCTTCTATAGGAGTAAATGTTATTCTACCAAGATAATCATCTTGATTTTCAAGAGGATACTTTAACTGGCTATTAACTCCAGGCAATCCATGTTCAAAGGTTTTGTAAATATCGAATAAATTTGGCATATTATTACCTTATAAATATTAGTAGTTGAATCTATTTATACAGAGTTTCATGGCTTATAGTGGCAAATACAAACCTAAAAATCCTAAAAAGTATACTGGCGATTATACTAAAGTAGTGTATCGATCGCTATGGGAAAAGCATGCATTCAAATGGTGCGATACAAATCCAGCAGTAATAAATTGGTCCTCAGAAGAAGTCGTTATACCTTATTTATGGGAAGTAGATAAGCGTTATCATAGATATTTTGTAGATCTCAAAGTTAAGTTTAAT